GCTTCTGCTGTAGGTATTGCATTAATATATCCATTTACATCAGCACTTTCAATGTTAGTTCCACTAACACCAACCGAATAACCTGTTCTATACTGATAACTTGTTATTGATTCTGTCACTACAGATTGACTAGTAGAATTTGTACTAGAGCTACCTGTTCTGAATGTAGGTACGATGGGATTTGCTTTTATAGAATTTACGCATATAAGAGTTATGCCTATCAAGGAAAATTTTAAGTAAGATAAAAGAAAAGATGGCATAAATTAAAATAGCTAAAAAAGCTGATAATAAAGGTACTAACATCAATCTATTTGGATTGTAACTGTAGTGCTACCAATACAACTAGTA